GTAAGCGATGGTACTGGAAATATAACTGGAAGACAAGTTACTCCAACTTTTAAAAACATAAATGAACCTTTTACCATCCAATCTGGAGATGAATTAAGATTTCAAGGTAGAGAAGATTTAACATATCTAATAAACGATGTATTTCTACCAGGTGAAACAGGAAGTAGTGACGGAAGAATTGTAGTAAAAGTTGAACCCCCAGTTCCACCAGGATTAAACTTAAATCAATTTTTATTGAGAAGATATAATAAAGATGCTTCTTCAGTTTTAATTAGCTTAGCACCACCAGATTCATCTTTTACTACCACAAAGGGAGTTATTAAAAGTGATAATATAAACGTTGATTTAGATGCAAATATTGAAACTATACTTTCTAATCTAGTTAAAGAAGGAATAATACCTTCTACATAAAAATAAAAAAACTATATATTTATTAATAAACATTATTAACACATGGGTTACTTAAATAATCAAGTCGTAACAGTAGATGCGATTTTAACCAAAAAAGGAAGAGAATTATTAGCCAAAAATGATGGTTCCTTTAGAATTACACAATTTGCAGTTTCTGATGATGAAATTGATTATACTTTATATAATCCAGGACACCCATCAGGTTCTACCTTTTATGGTGAAGCCATAGAAAATATGCCTCTCCTAGAAGCATTTCCTAATGATACTCAAATTATGAAGTATAAACTAGCTACCTTACCTCGGGGAACAGCTAAACTTCCAGTATTGGATCTGGGATATACATCAATCCAACTAAGACAAGGAGCTGCATTAGCTATTACACCTCAAACATTAAATTACTTAGGTGCAGGTCAAGTTAATGAAACTAGTGGATATTCATGTACAATATCAGATGTAAGAGTTCTTAATACATTTACTGGTGTTGGTATTGATACAACAGCGGCCCAATCCCAAAACACCTCGATAAATCAAACATTAGGTACTAGTCTTTCTAAAACTATAATTGGAACCCAAATTAACCTAAGAGCTACTACAGTTAATACTTTATTTGGAGATACAGCAGTAATAGGCTCTCAAATTAGAAGTACTCTTACATTTATTGGTTTAGATTCAGGAGCTAGATTAACTATTCCTTTAACAATTACAAAAACAGCATAAAAATAAAATATGAGTTTTAAAAGATTTCAAACGAGCGACATCGTAATTAGTAATGATTCTATTACTTCTACAGCATGGAGCTCAAATGCTCCAATTTTAAGTAGTTTTTTTACTTCTTCGGTCCAAGTAAATGGTTCATCAGGAGATTTTTACCTAAGTATTTTTCATCAGGATCCTATTACATCTGCTTCCACTACAGAAGTTCAATTTGATATAGCTTATTGTGATAATTTAGGAAGTGGTTCTGCATATTATAATGCTGGGGTAATTGGAAAATCACCTACACTTACAAATTTTGGACAATATAGGGCATTAATTTTAGAAGATGAAAACGCTGATTTTAAATTTGGTACTGGAGTTAATGTAATAAGTGGATCTCATTTTTATGCTTTATCCGTAGAAAGAGCTAGATATAAAGAATCTTTATTTCCAGGTACATTTAACTTACATATTTCCCATTCTGGAGGTACTTTAAAACTTACTGATAATTCCAAAGATGTTTTAGTAAATACCTTTTTAGGTTCTACTAAAGTTTATCAAATAATATCTGGTAGTAATGGTACTGCCTTCAGTTCTGAAGGATATTCCCCAACATTAGGATCATATGGGTTATTTTTACCCGATATTGGAACAATATTATTAAATCCTCAAGCCATATCTGAATCCATTCAATTAGAAGCTTCAAGATCTAATAACAGTGATGGTTTAAATGAAGAAAGTTTATATAATGCTATTAAATTAGGAGGATCATTTCAACTAAATTCACAAGAAACTGTTTCATCTGATTTCGTATTTGTAAGATTACAAAATGGTGAATTTAATTATTCTGAAAACCCATCATTTATTTCGGGTTCAACAGGTGAAGTAATTTATTCTAATTTTATTAATCAACCTCAAGTTTACGTTACCACAGTTGGAATGTATAATGATGCTAATGAATTAATAGCTACCGCTAAATTATCTAGACCACTCTTAAAAGACTTTACAAAAGAAGCTTTAATTAGAGTTAAATTAGATTTCTAAAGTGAATGAGTGCATTCAAACAATTCAACGCAAGGGATGTAGTAATTACACCTTTTAAGACTAATAAAAGTTTTACTTTTACTGGAGCTCCTGAATTTACAGGCTCAAATGTAGGAATAGATAGATTTATTGGAGTTAATTCTTCAGCTACTAATGTTATTTCTTCCGAAACTACTACGGGCCAAATTTCTACTATTCCTCAAAGATTAGTTTATGATTCTATTAAACAACTTTATTATTCTAATTTTTTATCAAACCCATCAGGAAGTAATCCCATAACAGCTTCTTTTAATTATGATGGAACTATAACTGGTCCTGCATCTACTACTAATTATTATAATTATTTATCTTCTGATTTAGTACCAAGAAGAGAATTTCCTACTCAATCTGATGCCCGAATTGGAGTTATTTCAATCCCTTCCAAATTATTTGGTGAACATATTAAACCCGGTACCTTTAGATATGAGGAAGATTCTACTATAGTAACTGATGATGGTGAAGGAAATTTATTTGATTCTTTAGGGAATCAATTAGGTAATATAATCTATGAGCATGGTATAGTAGTTATAACCGTAGAAAGTGAAGAGGCATATGATTCTTTATATGGAACAGCCATATATGGTACTGGTTTATATGGTAGGTCACCTGGGTTTGATGCATTTATGACGGGTTCAAATGCTACTTGTTCATTTGAAAGTACTTTAACTCTAAATGAAGTCCAATATGCTGCTCGTATAAACGAAAATGAATTTGGATATTCCCTTCACCCAACTTTAATATCTGGAAGTAATGTTAATAGTAATACCTATTATAATTTTGCTACAGGTTCTGAATTTCAACCTTACATTACTACGGTTGGAATGTATAATGATAGTTTTGATTTACTAGCTGTTGCTAAACTAGCTAGGCCTTTACCTGTATCTAAATTTACAGATACAACAGTAATGGTTAATTTAGATATGTTTTAATGAATTGGATTTACGAAGGGAAAGAAATAATTGAAATTTCACAATTCCCAGAAAATACTTTTGGTTTTATTTATGAAGTAACCCATGTACCTTCAGGTAAGAAGTATATTGGCAAAAAACAATTATTTTTTAATAAAAAACTCCCCCCACTTAAGGGCTATAAAAGATGGAGAAAAGTAGTTAAAGAGGGTAATTGGAAAAATTATTTTGGTTCTCATGATTATATAAAAGGACTACTTAAAGAAAATAAACACGAGGAATTTACACGAGAGATAATTCAAATTTGTTATTCTAAAAAGGAACTCACGTATAGTGAAACGAAATATCAAATGATGTTTGAAGTCCTAGAAAATCCTTCGTATATTAACGCCAATATTTTAGGTAAGTTCTTTAGATCTGATCTAGAGAATTATAAAGATTAATATGGTAAACGAATTGTTAGTCAATTTGACTAATTCGGTTTTAGGAACTGGTAAGAAAACTGCAAGAGGAAATTATGCTTATACTTGCCCCTACTGCAACCATTCCAAACCTAAATTAGAGATTAATTTTACTACTAATAAAAAAGGTTTAAACCCTTGGAACTGTTGGGTTTGCAATACTAAAGGCAGTAGAATATCAGTTTTATTTAAAAAAGTTAAAGCTGATTCTTCTAAATTTCAAGAACTGAAGTCATTAGTAATTAGCTATGATTACGAAGATACTGCCGGGGTTTCCGATGAAAAATTGGAGCTGCCAAAGGAGTATCAAAAAATTATAGGTAATAAAGATATCATAGCTAAACACGCTTTTTCATATCTTAGAGCAAGAGGAATAACCGAAGATGATATTATAAAATATAACATAGGCTATTGTGAATATGGTACTTATGCCAAAATGGTTATCATTCCATCCTATGATGAATATGGAAATTTAAATTATTTTACAGGTAGATCATTTGAGAAAGAACCCTATGTAAAATATAGAAATCCTAGTTGGTCCAGAGATATAGTCCCATTTGAGTTATTTATTAATTGGGATTTGCCAATTATATTATGTGAAGGTCCATTTGATGCCATTGCCATTAAGAGGAATGCGATACCGCTTTTAGGCAAAAATATCCAAAGATCATTAATGAAAAAAATTGTATCATCTAATGTAGAAAAGATTTACTTAGCATTAGATACCGATGCTTTGAATAGAGCACTTGAATTTGCTGAAACATTTTTAGACTCTGGTAAAAGAGTGTATTTAGTAGAATTACAAGATAAAGACCCCAGTGAAATGGGTTTTGAAAATTTCACAAAACTAGTGCAAAATGCACAATCTTTAAACTACGAAAATCTTTTCGAAAAGAAACTTTCTCTAATATGAAACGTAATGTAAAAAAATCCTATAATAGGGTAATTGAAATATCCTCGGATGCTAAACAAATAACCCTCCCGGATGCTAGGTACTATAGAAGAAATGGTGATTATTACCCTTCTGTAACTTATGTGTTAAGCTACTACCCTAAAGGTAAATTTTTTCAAGATTGGCTTAAAAAAGTAGGATATTCTGCTGATTTTATAGTTAAAAAAGCAGGAGAAGAGGGTACCCAAGTTCATGAGATGATTGAACAATACCTAAATGGTAAAGAACTTAATTTCTTAAGTGAATTTGGAAATCCACAATACCATCCTAATGTATGGCAGATGTTTTTACGTTTTGTTGATTGGTGGGAAGAATATAAACCCACATTAATTGAAACAGAAGTCCATTTATTTTCAGATGAATTGAAAGTAGCTGGTACTTGTGATATGGTTTGTGAAATAGATGGTGAGATATGGATTATAGATTTCAAAACATCTAACCATTTACAAACTACTTATGATCTACAAACTGCGGTTTATGGTAAATGTTATGAGGAATGTTATGATAAAACTCCTCAAAGATATGGAATACTATGGCTCAAATCATCTAAAAGAAAACCTGCTAAAGGTAAAATGCAAGGTAAAGGGTGGGAAATGTATGAATCTAAAAGAACCCAAGAAGAAAATATTGATATTTTCCTAACTGTTAAAAAATTATTTGATTTAGAAAACCCAAAACATTCACCTATATTTACAGAGTTTAAAACAACAGTCAAAAGGGAGTTGTAATATTTATAATAATGATATCATTAGTACAATTATTAAAAGAACAAGTTAATAAACCAAAAGCTGTTATTTTAGCGGGTGCTCCTGGAGCGGGAAAAGGATCTATTTTGAAAGATCTTGATCTAGGGGGACTTAAAGTACTTAATGTAGATGATATTTTTATTAAAAATCTTAAACAAGCTAATGTTAGTTTGGATTTAAAGAATGCTACACCCGAAGATAGAGTTGAACAAGCCAAACAAATGGCTGCATCTAACAAGGAGTTTAAGGGTGAATTGCAAGGCGTAATAGATGGTAAACAATCATTTGTATTAGATGGTACCGCTGCCTCATATAATAAAACTGCTGAGTTAAAACAACAGTTAGAAGAAGCAGGGTATGAAATAATGATGCTTTATGTTTATACTGATTTAGAACGTTCTCTAAAACAAAATGAAAAACGATTCGAAAAGTCAGGTGGTGAAGATAGAAGTTTAGCACCTGCTATTGTAATGCGTACTTGGAAAAGCGTAACAGATAATATAAAACCCTATTTTGATTTATTCACACCTAATTTTATAGCTGTAGCTAATACATTAAAGGGTGATAAAATTGAAGATATAGAGAAAATTATTAAAAAATATCTAAAACCATATACACCTAAAAACACTAAGCCTAAGACACCCTCACAGCAAAAAAGATCTGAAGAACAAAAAGCTAAATTAAATGCTGAAATCCAGGATATGTTAGGTGAAGAATTTCTATATGATATTTTATCATACACAATATCTAAGGAAGAGGCACAAATGAGATTAAAACAATTCTTGAATGGCTAAAATAGGGCTATATGGAGGTGGGTTTAAACCACCAACTAAGGGACACTTTGAAGTAGTTCAAAAAATCATGAATGAGTACCCTGACCTAGACATGCTAATAGTTCTAGTTGGAGGAGGTGTACGTGATGGAATTTCCCAAGATAAATCTATTTTGATTTGGGACATGTATAAAAAATATCTCCCCCTTAAAGTAAGAATTACTCCTGTTTCATCCCCTGTAGGAGAAATTTATAGTCTGGCTAAAGGTAACTTAGAAGATGAATTCCTTTGGTTTTTAGGTGAAAGGCAAGGCAAAGAAGGGGATGTTAAAGACATTGAAATCCGCACTAAACACCTTACTAATAAAAAAGAAAATTATCCTAATTTAACCACAGCTGTAATATCTACTGAAGATGCTAATGTTAGTGGAACCCAAGCTAGGAAATATATTAAAAACCAAGACAAAACAGGATTTTTTAGTTTACTCCCAGATCTTCTCCCAAATGAAGAAAAAGATGAGGTTTATAATATTTTATCCCCCTCAATAAGAGAAGGTAGGAAGAAAAAACGTGACCCTAAAAAGGGCACAGGAAAAAAACCAGAGGGATCAAGTAGACGCCTATACACAGATGAAGATCCAAAAGATACGGTAGGTATTAAATTTAGTACTAGACAAGATATAATAGATACTTTTAGTAAAAAGTCATTTAAGGCTAAATCCCATGCTCGTCAATCCCAAATTATAAATTTAGTCCATCAAAGGGTAAGAGCAGCATATAATAGAGCTAAAGACCCAGCTGTAAGAAAACGTTTAAAAACGGCTTTAAACTATGCTGAAAAAAGAAAAGAGGCATCTAAGAAAAAAACCCAACGTTTACGTAAACAAAATGAAGGTAAAGGGGGGTTAGGAAGAGGTAATATAGGAACTAGATATAGGGCTATAGAAAAAAGAGGTAAAAAATTCTATTATATTCAAGATGATCCTTTAGGAGCGGGAATAAGACAAGAATTTGGCCCCTTTAAAACTAAACAAGCAGCTCTTAAAAAAATGGGGGAGTTTCCTCCGGCTCAAAATTATAAAGATTTAACAGAAAGTATGAATAAAGAGACATTACAGGAGCAAAAAGAAAAAATTAACTTTAAAAGACCAAAATTAAATTATTCATATACTTCTTTACAACCTTATATTGATAAGGAGACTATGGAAGAACATTTTGATAAACATTTTAAAGGTTATACTGATAAACTTAATGCTGAATTAGAAGAAAAAAATATTACTGTAGATGCTGAAGATCAAACTCAAGCAATACAAAAAATATTAAACAAATATCCTAAAAATACTAAGATTAGAAATAATGGAGGTGGTTTTTATAATCATGTTTTATATTTTGAAAATATGACTCCTAATTACAAGGCTCCATCTTCTAATCTTAAAAAGATGTTAGAGGAAAACTTTAATTCTTTTTCTGAATTTAAAGAAAAATTTAAAGAAGCTGGTTTAGGTCAATTTGGGTCTGGATGGGTTTTCTTAATTGAAAAAGAAAATAAACTAGTTATTGAATCATACCCTAACCAGGATAATCCTTACTTAGATAAAGAATTTAATGGTAAGATTTTAATTGCTATGGATGTGTGGGAACATTCATATTACCTTAAACATAAATCTAAAAGAGGTAATTATATAAATGATTTCTTTAAAGTAGTAGATTATAAAGTAGCTGAGGAAAGATTAGAAGAAGAATTATTAAGTGAAAATATAGATCCTAAAGCTCAAAAGAAATATGGAGGAAAATCTGCACCTTATGGATCAGCATATGAACCTGTAGATGAAGGAGATACCTATGAAAAGATGGCTGCTAAAGGTAAAGAATCAGGCAATTTAAAACAGGGTACTGTTAGAAAGAGATTAGGTATGAAAAAAGGAGAAAAAATTCCTTTATCTAAAATTAATAAAGAAATCTCTCGTCTTAAAAAAATGGATCAAGATGATGAGAAAAAGGGAGTACAATTAGGAGATAAGAACCAAAAATATTATAAAGCTTTACAATTATCTAAAACTTTAAAAACTACTACAAATGTGAATGAAAATCACACCTATTCTAACCATATTGATGTAAGACAACAGATAATGGATCTAACTAAACATATGTTAGACCAGGGAGAAAAAATTACTCCCCTCCCTAAATTGGTTTTTAAGCATGGTGATTCTGAAAATGCTAAGGAATTTTTAGGTAAAACTGCTTATTATGATCCTAACACGATGACTATAGTTTTATACACAGAAGGTAGACATCCTAAGGATATAGTTCGTTCATTTTCTCACGAAATGGTTCATCATAAGCAAAATTTAGAAGGTAGGTTAAATAATATTACTACTACTAATACCTTAGAAGATGATCACTTGGGTCAAATTGAGAAAGAAGCCTATGAAGAAGGTAACATGACATTCAGAAGTTACACAGATGGTCTACAGGAAAAACCTAAAGAAATAGAGGAAAAGAAAACTAAAGACCCATTTGGTATTACAGCTTATGCTTATGAGTTAGCACGTGGGTTAGAAGAACAAGAAGAAAAAGTCGAAACTAAATACACTATTTACTCTGATATGGATGGTGTGTTAACCGATTTTGATGCAAGGTTTAAAGAATTTTCTAAGGGTATTGCACCTAGAGATTATGAAAATAAATTTGGAACAAAGAAATTTTGGAATTTAGTAGATAATATAGGAGGAAAGGATTTTTGGGCTAATATGGATTGGATGTCTGATGGTAAACAATATTGGAGTTATATTCAAAAATATGATCCTATTATTCTAACAGCCCCATCTATGAACCCAGTTTCAAGGTTGGGTAAAAGGCAATGGAGAGATGGTAACTTACCGGGTGTAAATATGAAAATGGCTTCCGCTAGAAATAAACCAAACTACTCTAAAAGAAATACTATATTAATAGATGATAGAGAAGATACTATAGCGGCATGGAATGCAATGGGTGGTATTGGCATCCACCATACTTCAGCGGCTAATACAATTAAAAAATTAAAAGAACTCGGTATATGAGAGATAATGTTTTAAAAAAAGAATTTTCTAAAAAAGATGTAAATAGAATTAGAAATTTAGTAAAAGGGAAAAATGGAGATAAAACAACCCAAAGCGTAGGATATTCAAAATCCCAAGAATTTTATAAAGAGGGAGATGTTTGGGAATCTAAAGGCCAAACTTGGACAATTAAGAATGGTGTAAAACAAAACATTACTAAACTAGATAAAGCTAAAAAAGCTGCTAAAGTTCCCCTGTTTTGCCCTTGCTGCAGTAAGCTAATGAAAAAACATATGGACCCACAATATTATAAGGTTCATAAAACTTGTTACGATTGTGTTATAGATAAAGAACATGAATTAAAGAAACAAGGTAAGTGGGAAGAATATCAAAAACAAATCCATAATTCTGATATCGATGGTGTTATAACAGATTATAAAGCATTTGTAGAAGCAGCTTTAAATGAATCAAATGAATCCTTTATTACTGAAGGTGGGGATGTAGAAAATTGGGTAGGAGGTATTGATAAAGAAAGAGCTAAAGAAGCTTTAGAAAAGGGGGTTGAATATCTTAAATCTAAAAAGATAAAATAATCCTACCCTAATTTTTACATATTTATAAAATATAAATACTAGTCAAATGACAAAAAAAGAGCTTAAAGAAATGATTAAAACCGCTATCCAAGAAGAAACATCTCAACCTCATGGAAATGTAGGAGCCCAAACTCCAGAAGGTGAAGTGCTTGGATTTTTAGATGAACAAGAAGAAGAGGAAGTAGAAGTGGAAACTGAGGAAGAAACCGAAGAAATCGAAACTGAAGGACCTAAAAGACTTTCTTCTAAAGAGCAAGAAGTTCAAAATAGTTTAGAAAAAGCCCTTGAAGCAGCTAAAAATTTAGGGAATGAAAAGTTAGTTACTCAAATAGGAAATACTATTACTTATTTCACTAGATCAGAAGTAATTAAAGAAAAGCAAGATCTTGAAGAAGATATTAGAGCTAAATTTCTAAGAACTTTAAGATTATCTTAGGATGCCTTATAAAAGAGTAGGAAAGTGTGTTCATAAGAAATATTCTAATAAGAAAATTTCTAAAAAACCCATTGGATGCTCTGATAGTGTCGAAAAAGCAAAAGACTACCTCCAAGCACTTTATGCTAGTGAAATGAACGAAGGAAAAAAAATGACACCCAAAGAAATAGCTAAAAGAGAAGATATTATCAAAGGAATGTTAGATAATAAAAGGTCACTAGTAAAAAAATATGGTGCAGATGCCGAAAAAGTAATGTATGGTACTGCAACTTCAAAAGCAAAAAAAATAGCCGAAATGGAATCAAAAGATAAATTAAGAGAAGTAATTAAAAAAGCACTTTCTAAATCAGTTGAAGAAGAAAAAACTGAAAAGTATGATAGTAATCCTGCTTTAAAAGGAAATCAAAAAGATAACCTCCCAGATGCTTTACAAAAAGCAATTATTAAGAAAAAGGGTGGTAATGTTGAAGAAGGTGATCTAGATTTAGGCCATCAAGACGATGAACCTGGCATGTTAAAAGCTAATATCTATGATATAGGAAAATACGCTGTAGAACTTTATAAAATGGTTTCTGAGTTTGATAAAATGGAGGGTGAAGTTGATTTCCCCCATTGGTGGCAATCAAAAATTATTAAAGCTAAAGAATTTATGTCTTCAGCAAAACATTATCTTGAATTTGAAATAAATGAACCTAAGATAGATGCTATGGTTAATAGTATACCTGAAATGGAAGATGGGTTAATGGAAACTATTAAAGAACTAAAATTTTCTAATCCACAAATCACCTCAGAGGAAGTCATTAAGCATATCCAAGAAATTAAAACACTATCTGAAGAAAAAGATTCCCTCTGTAAACGAGGAAAAGATTACATTAAAGCTCGTAAAGCAGCAGGTGAAAAATCATCAGCATATCTTTCAGGTCGAGCTGTAAAAGTATGTAAAGGTGATATTAAATTTAAGGGTAAAAAGGTAGATAGTTACAAATGATTACTGAATCCCGTCTTAGAGAAATAGTTAGAGAATCGTTGAGAGATTGGTTCAAAAAAGAAGACTGGGTAAAGATTAATACTGCAGGTACAATTGAGGGTCCTTGTGGTACAATGGATAAAAAAGAACCTACACAAAGATGCTTACCTCGTAAAAAAGCACAATCTATGACTAAGGCTCAAAGAGCAGCTACAGCTAGAAAAAAAGTTAGAGGTTCAAGAAAAGGTAAACAATTTGTAAAAAACACTCGTAAAGGAGAATTTAAAAAGAAATCATGACAGTTGATCAGTTTAAAGAAAAAATAAGAATGATTGTCAAAAAGGTGTATGTTCCTAAAGAGGAAGATGCTCCTGTAATTGATTTTGAGGAATTTAAAACCTTCCCAGAACTCAGAGCAATTATCGTAGATTTATTAACTGATAATTACGGTAATTTCATATCTTCAATTGATTATGTTGCTCCTAAACCAACAACATTTAGAATTAACTTAAAAAATGGTCAATATTTTTATTTAGTTTGGAGTGAAAGAAGTTGGATTGCTCAAGTAGAAGGAAAAAAATATTATCTTCTAAACTTAAACGAAGAAGAACGTGCTATTGAAGCTATAGCAAGAATTCTAAGATACTCAGCTCCTGAAGGTATGGAAGAAGAAGGTGGTGGAGACGCAGGAGTAGAATCAGAAGAAACCGAAGAAGTAGAAACTGAAGAAACAGAATAATGGACCCTATTAAAAAGTTTTTAAATAAAATTTCTTATAAATTTCCTAAAGGATATCCTGACATGAATAATGATCAGGATATTTTATTGTTAGAAGCATTACTTAGTGAAATTGGGGTTAATATCATTTTAGAGAATCAGGATTTAATTTCCATCATTAAATCTAATATTACGGATTATGGAGATTTAGAAGCATCTGGCAGAGATGCTATTAAACTTACATTTTCAGATATTCCTAATAGAGGTGGGCAATCTGATTCAATGCGTAAAGATGTTTATGATGAAATAAAAAATCTTGTTGATAATGAAGAATCTTTATCTAATTATAGAAAATTAGCTACTGGATCTTCATTAGGTAGTGCTGTTATAAATTTTAATGGTAAAGATTATAAACTAATAGTTAAAGGAACTTCTGATAAAACTGCAAGTGACACTGATGTTAAAGAAGCATTAGTATCCTTATTTTATTCAGTTGATATAGATTCTCCCTTTACTAAAGAAAATTATGAACCCAGAATAAATCAATTAATTGAAATTGCTTCAAATGGTATCCAAGGAGAAAGCAGTTCAGCCACAGATAAAGTAATTAATTATTTAACAGCCACAGTAGATGATAACAAAGCGGCAAACATTAATTTTATTAATCAACCTTTATCTTCAGCTTTAGCTATTAAAGAAGTTTATCCTGGTCAAGAATTAATTAGAACTGGTGTTTTTGATCAAATTCGAAGTAAAGCACAATCTATTACAGGATTACCTGCTGATAAATGGTGTCCCGGTGATGTATATGTTAAACTTGAACCTGTAAGCATCCCTTCGGATGATAACATCGAACTTATAAATGACTTATTTAATGATGAATGGGGAGGTGATTCAAAACCACTAACTGCTGTTTCTTTAAAACAGGCTGAAGCCCAAGGAGGTAAAGCTAAAGCATTATTAAACAAATATGCTGCAGTTAAAGATGATTATAATCTTACTAAAGATGAAATAAATTATAGTAGAGACCAATTTAGAGAAGCTATTGAAAATCTAAGAGAAAAAATTAAGGGTCTTATAGGAACTAACTCTAACATAAAATATAATATTGGATCCGAAGACCTAAAAGATGACCCTAGATTTTTAAGGGGAAAATTTGCCGCTTTAAAATCCATAGAATTTTTATTTAGACAATTCAGTAACGATAAAGTAGATGATGCCGTAGTAGCCTTAGTAGGATTTGCCTTATCATTATCAGGAGTAAACCCTACATTTTTTAAAGTAACAGGACAAAAATCAGGTGCTCCTGGTAAAGTAGATAAATTTCCAAGAGGCCAAAATGTCACTTTATATAATGTAGATGGAGATTTTGAACCTATTGAAATAATTGATTCTCCTACATTTGGGGGGTTGAAAATAGATTTTAAAATTGAAAAAGGGGGTAAACCTTATTCTGTATCGATTAATGCTAGAAATAACGGTAATACCCAAGGTACTCTTGAAGTGCAGAAGATTAAAGCCCTTTAATATTTATTAGTATGTGTAATTGTGGATGTAATACATGTGAAACTAAACCTTTCACTCTTAATGAGAGTAAAACTTCTAAATCCCTTTTATCTGAAGGACTTAGATATTGTTTAGAAAAAGAAAAACCATTAACCGAGCATGTTTATAGGGCAGGTTCTGAAGCTTATTTTAATTTATGGGCGGAAGCAAGAACATTATACTCCAGGAATTTAATTAATGTAACAGGTACAGATAAAGAAATTTTAACCGAAACTGATTTAGGTCATTTTGGGATGTACGAAAATAAAAAAGTGCCTTTAGATTTTATATTTGAAGCTGAATACCAAGGAAGAGAAGTAGAACTAAATAAGCCAAAAAGAGGTGGTTCTAAAAAATTCTTTGTATACGTAAGAGACCCAAAGACTAAAAACATTAAGAAAGTATCATTTGGTGCTAAGGAAGGAGGTCAAAGATTATCTGTAAAACTAGATGATCCTGCTAAGCGCTCAGCATTTTCTAAAAGACATAGATGTCCACAGAAAAATGATAAAACAAAACCTTCATATTGGTCTTGTAGATTGCCTCGTTATTGGAAATCCTTAGGTGGAAGTAAAAATTATGGTGGATTCTGGTAAACCTTATTCTGACACTCATATTTCAGAAAATAGTTTTATAAGGGTTTTTGATAATAATATAGATCCTATAGAACTACTCTGGCACCGTGATAAAGAAGATCGTACTGTAGAGGTACTTCATGATACAGATTGGCAGTACCAAGAAGACAATAAATTACCTATTGAACTTAAAGAGGGTATTAATATATTTATACCGAGATACAGTTGGCATAGGCTAATTAAAGGTACAAACGAATTAAAACTTAGGATAGTTGAAAATGGATAATTTTGATTTTAAAGCTTATATAGCAGATAATCCCCTTTTAAAAGAAGATGAAGGAGCAGATATTAATGTATCCCAACTTGGGTCCGATATGTCTGCTCTAGCTAATTCTTTAGATGATGCTGTTGAAGACCAATTAGAAAAAAGTGAAGAACAAGAGGGAGAGATTAAGGAAGCTTTAGATCCTGCTTCTCTTTTATCTTATATTTTAGCTTCAAATACTGTAATTAATATTTTATCTAAACAAGCTATGAAAATAGCTAAAAAATATGAGTGGGGTAAAGGTGAAGAAGCAGCAAGAAATATTTACAAATTCACCCATGAATTAGAAGAAAAATTTAAATCTCCTATTAGATTTATTGTTTCTAAATTTACTAAAGATTCTAAAAAGGTAAAAACTATCACTAATTCCTTATTTGTACTATTCTTAGGTTATCTAGCTTTCCATGCAGGGGGTAGTGCCCTTAAATACTTAAAACAGGCTAAATTATCAGCTGGGGGAATAGCGGGTCTAAAAGCAGCTTTAAAAGGTAAAGATATTGTAACAACAACTCAGGATATAATTAATGATTTAGCATAAAAACAAATTTATAGCCTGATTCATAGCCAGGCGCCCTTTGGGGTTAAAATTATGCAGCTGTGGCGCATCCTCTTTGGATAGCGCCACTTTTTTTCGTATATTTAAACAAAAGAATTAATGGATAAGAAAATAGTAATTGTAGGAGCCGGAGTTGCAGGTGTAAATGCAGCCACAAAATTAGTAGATAATGGTTACCCTGGAAGCAATATTACTATAATTGATATGGGTAAATGTCCTTTCTTTAGAAAACCCGAAGAAGTAATGACAGGGTTTTTAGGAGCAGGTGGTTGGAGCGATGGTAAACTTACTTACCATACTTCTATTGGGGGACATATGTCAAAATATTGTGGTGAGGAAAAAGCAATGGAATTATTTAATCAAGTAATTACTAATTTTAAACGATTCCACCCTAAACCAGAAGAAGTACAATGTTCAGATCCACAGGCAGAACCCGATTTTATTAAACCATATTTTGGTTTAAGGTTATTTCCTGTATGGCATGTTGGTACAGATTATTTACATGAAATTGGTAAAAACTGGTATACTTATTTAATAGGAAAAGGTGTTAATTTTAGATGGGAAACTAAAGTAACCAACATTAACTTTGATACCCAAGAGTTAGGGACAGATAAAGATACCAATGATGACGATTGGATAGAATATGACCGTCTAATATTTGCTGTTGGTAAATCAGGTATTGATTTTGGTAAACAATTAGCTGAAGATTATTCATTCCCCACTGAACCCAAACCTGTACAAATAGGGGTACGTTTTGAAGCTCCTCAAAAACATTTCCAAAAATTAATTGATATTTCTTATGACTTTAAATTATATAGAAAATTTGAAGATAAAGGAGTATCATTACGTTCATTCTGTACTAATAATAATGCTGCTTTTGTTGCGGTAGAGGAAACTTATGGTAATTATAGCTATAATGGTCATGCTAAAAAGGACATGCGTTACAGGAATGATATGACTAATTTTGGTATTCT